GAATTTACATTTACAAGATTTTTTGTTCCTTATCTTAATGACTTCAAAGGCTGGGCAGTGTTTTGTGATTGTGATTTCCTTTGGAAAATACCAAGCCACGAACTAGTCAAATGGTGTGACCCATCCAAAGCTGTTGTATGTGTTCAACATGATTATACACCAAAAGAAACAACTAAAATGGATGGACAAACACAAACTGTATATCCAAGAAAAAATTGGTCTAGCATGGTGATTTGGAATTGTGAACATCCAAAAAATAAAATACTTACTCCAGAACTTTTAAACAAAGAAGAAGCTAAATTCCTACATAGATTTAGCTGGTTAGATGATAATGAAATTGGTGAACTACCTATTGAATATAATTGGCTAGTAGGTTGGTATAAAGAACCAAACGATGGTGCTCCTAAAATATTACATTACACAGAAGGTGGGCCCTGGTTTGACGGATACCGAGATTGTGAATACGGCGACGATTGGAAAAAAGAATTAATAAATCTTTTTAGTTCATAATGAATTGGGAAAAGTTAAAAAAAGAACACTATTTCAGAGAACCTGTTGAACATATTGTTAGTACAACTATTTTTCCTATAAAAGAATATGACACTCTATACGAAAATCAAAATAATTTTACTCACACAACATGGCAAGAATTTGATGCAAAATATAGAACTGGGTTTGAACTTAAAGACGATATTACTGAAATAGATTTTAAAAAAGAAATAATTGCTTTATGGTTTTTTAGAGAACGTTCAGACAACAACTCACAACCTGATATAAATGTTGCTGGCAAAAAAATTAGGTATCATCAAAATAAGTTTTTACTTACTCCTTGTAAAGATATTACAATAGAAGAACAGAAAAGAAAATACATAAGACGGCCTTGTATTCAATTGGATATATCAAAAGTAAAGTACGAACAAATAATTGAGAGATTAAAATGATCGTTGGTGAAAGATTTTTACAAAAATGTTTAAACACAGATGTGCTACATGACCCGTGGCCCTATCAAATAATTGAAGATACATTTAGCTTAGATGTATTTGAAAAGTTAAAAAATCAATGCGAACAACAACTTGAAATAAAAACAGATAAGTTGATACATATTCACCCCAGCCAATTCAAAGAATACAATATTGATTTTTATGACGAAACTGTGGATATTTGTAGTAAGTTATTTGATAACGTAAAACAGTTACACGAAGTATATCCTGAATATAGAAAATATCCAACACTAGGTATTAATGCACACATTAGTATTACTCCGCCTCTGCCATACAAATTTTATATACACCAAGAAGGACTTGAAAAAACTTGGAGTTCAGTGACTTATATTACTCCAGAAATAAATGTTGGCACAAAAATGTATACTGCACAAAACGAAGACGCATTTGTAAAAGAAGCAGAATGGAAGCCAAATTCAACATTTATATTTTGTGGACAACAAAATAAAACTTGGCATTCTTATGAGAGTAACCAAAATACTAATAGAATAACTTTTAACTTATTCATTATGAAGCATAGAAGTAAGAAGTGCTTTTATCCTCTATAAATTTTTTGAGAGCACTTACATCATTGGCTAGATGTCTATCTCTAACTTTTTTCCAAACATAGTTGTCGCGAATATTAATATTAAAGTTTGTTCTAATTTGTTTTCCAGCATCGTCGTCTATAATTTTTTTAGCTTTGAATTCTACAGTTGGCAAATATAAACATCTATTCAATTTACGAGCAACTTTTTGTGTGTAAGAATCTACGTGCCAGTGCCAAAAGAATATTGGTGCAAGATATCCCAATGTGTTTGTCCAGTTTTTATGCACTGCAAAATGTGCCGCTCCTAAGGGTTCATCTCCCCAAAGTCTTACAGTGTTTCCTAGTTTTCCTGATGTTTTAACACGGCCATCTGAAGGGACAACCATCAGTATACGATCATGATATTTGTTTATTTCATTTACAATCAATGTGTCCCAACCTTTAGTATTCACTTGTACATCATCTCCCATCAACATAACAACATTGTTGGATGCTTTTTCACACATCAAGTTCCAACTAAAACAAGTTGATTGATTTGGTCCTACTGTGTAATGTTTTTCATCAAGCAAATCTTTGTATTGCTTTAATTTTGGATCATCATCATTAAGGTAAAACAGAAATTCAGTATCGCCATCTTGCATTTTGGTTGCTGTGTCAACAAGTCTTTTTGCAAGTTCAGGACGGCCTCTTGATGGGCAACAAAAAGAAATCATATTAATTTTTTCTTCCAAGTATCTGGCGTATGCTCATTAATAATTTCTAAAGGTAAATGATATTGAAATTTTTTTGTGCCTCTTGTTCTGATATATTCAGCAGTCTTTTTAACTGCCTGTCGCATATTTGTAGATGTTTGGTAGTCTAGCAATTTACGTGCTTTATCTGATGAACAAGTTGCTAGTTTCACTTCTTTTGGTCTGTCTTTGTGATGAATAGGATCTAGATTTAATCCTGTTTCATTTGCACACGCTTCTGCCAATTCATTTATTGTTACAGGTTCTTCGTCAGGACCTATGTTAATTACTTCACCAACTACATTATTTTGAAAGGCTAAAGCATTCAAACAATACAAGCAATCGTCTATGTAGCTAAAACATCTTTGCTGTTTGCCATCTCCATACACAATTGGTTGCTTGCCTTGCAACATTCTGTTTAACATTATTGACATAACATTTCTAAATGGGTCATCATACTTTTGTCTTGGTCCAACAATGTTATGAGGCACTGCTATTACATACTCTACTCCGTGTGTTTCACACAGATTTATCAAGACATCTTCTCCGGCTTTCTTAGCGATACCATATGGGTCCTGTGGACGGCATTCATAATCTTCTTTATACGGTACGTTGTCATGATGTCCGTATCTGGCCATACTTGAACAATAGACAATCCGTTTTACTTTGTTCCTGATTGCCGCAGTAATGGTTGCTACTGATGCTTCAAAAATATTTCGTGTTACAAGCACGGGAGAAAAAACTGAAAGGCCCTCATATGCCGTGGCGGCAGTGTGGTATACAACGTCACAGCCTTCCATTGCTTTTGTCATGTTTTCTAAATCGCAACAATCAATTTGATAAAACTCTACATTTTGTGGAACATTATCCGTGTAGCCCCCAATCATGTTATCATTACCAGCCACAGAATGTCCTTCAGATATCATTAAGTCTGCTAAATGTGATCCTAAAAAGCCGGCAACACCTGTAATGAAAACTTTCATAATATTATTTAAACGTTAGGATAGTACTTGGACAAATATTCAACATCATCCTTATAGAGTCTTTTGATCCTTTGCACTTGATGATAGGTTATTCTTGATGTACGGTCTTTAATTCCTCTCATTAATTTTTTTGGAAATTTGAACTTAGTATTAAATTTTGGAAATTGTTCACGTGGTTTTTTTGGTCTTTTAAGTAAATCTTCAAACCTGTAAATAACATCAAACTTTGCATCTGGTTCACACAGCCAATAAGTTTGTGGCAAGTAGTGTGCTTTTACTTTACCGCTTTCATATTCGTCTAACATATCGTCAATACTTTTCCATCCATGTCGTTTAGCTGTATCTTTTGTTTCATTGTAATAACCCCAGGCACTTACAATTCTATCAATAGGCTCCCTTATTATTGTTACAATCTTATAATCTGAATAATCAAATTCAGCCTCATCTAATTTTTTTAAGATTCCAGATAACTGTCCGTGTCTTCCAAACTCGTGCTTTTTTAAAAAAAACTGTTTATCCCACTGGTTTGGCCAAGCATATGAAAACCAACTACCACCTGTGCGAGGTATATGCACATAAATCATCTTGGATTCAATATCAATCTGCACAATAATAAACCTTGTCAGGCCAATGTTCTAGCAGTAACTTAAAGCCTAATTGCTCAAGAAAATCCATACATTCCTTATTACTACTGCCATATTTTCCTGTGTTACTGTTAAGCTCAATCATTACATATTCCACTGTCCTTAATGTTTTGTTAGCCCCTTTTAACACTTCCATCTCATATCCTTCTACATCAATTTTAATCATATCAACGTTGTGCAAGTTCAGTGAATCAATTGTTATCATTTGAATATCACCTTCTTCGCCAACACGTTTTGCCTGTGTAAAATTATCTCCAATTAATTTTATTTTTTTAAATGTGTTCCCAATTGCTACTTGTTTATTAATACTGTTCTTGCAATTTTTATTTAGGCAGTCAAAATGTAACTTGTCTGGTTCAAATGCAATAATTTTATTTGCATACGGTTCCATAACTTGTGTCCAAGTGCCACACCAAGCACCAATGTCTAACACTGTATTAAATTTTTTGCCGTGTTGATCACACCACTCAATGAACTTATTCAAGCATTTGTTTTGGGTAAATGGTTGGCCTGCTTTCCAATCATTTAAATGAATGTCATTGCTAGGTACCCAGAAATTATTAATTTTTTCTATTTGCATTTGTTAAAATATAATTGTATTCGTCTTCGTTACGTTTGTGTTTAGATTCTAATGTAAAACCTAAAGCTTCAATCATTGCGATATAATTTATGTTTTTATTATCCACTTCTATCAAAATACTTTTTGTGTTTTTAAAAATATTCATTCCGCCTTCAACAACTTTGTCTTCAAATCCGTCAACATCAATTTTAATATAGTCAGGTTGTGGTAAGATTTTTCTTTCAATGAGAAAGTTTAGTGAAAATTCTGTGCATCCGTGATAGTATTCACCTTTCGTGCCAACTACATTATTTGCAACTCCTTCGTGCATATTCTTAACATTTATAGTTGATAAATTTACTTTATCACTTACAGCAACGCAGTATGCATTGCAATTTTCTAAATTATTTAAATTGATACTGTCTAATAAATTTTTGTAACTTGCCGCGTGTGGCTCAAATGCAAACACTGTATTTTGTTTTGTTATTGCACTATACAAAGTGTAGATGCCAATGTTAGCACCTATGTCAAAAAACACACTATCTTTATCAAAGCTATTGATCCATTTTATTGTCTCTGGTTCTTTACTTAACAGACGATCCATTCTATTTTTAATATAGGTTTTATGTCCTTTATTATTGGCAAAATATATTTGTTTCTTTCCAACAGGAAATGTAAAAAAATCATTGTCAAAACTTTTTAATTTTGGCATTACATAAATCCTTTATCAAGTAAAATTTCTACAGCAGTTCCGTTGGCAAACTCCTCTGGAGTAAATTGTTGATAGGCTAAACTATATAGCCATGGTTCAGGATCTGCATAAAAAGGTTGTTCAATGTCTTCTAAATTTAGATTGCCCATGGCTACTGCAAAACTTTTCTCATGACAAAATACAGGCACACCCATACATATTGCCTCGACAGCACTAATACTACAACTGGTTACACAAGCATAAGCATTCTCCAAATCTTTACTTAAAGGTACTTTTGCTTCACTAGGTCCAGACGTGCCTCTGCCTCGTGGTTTCTCTCGAATTTTAATTGGCCTATCTGTTACACGTTTCAACTTTTCAACAGTATTTGTAGTCCAGTCAATCTCGCCAATGTAATTGTTGATGCCAGCACTGCTTGGACAAACTAAAATATGCTCGCCTTTCATTGTTGGAGCCTTAATTTTTATGTCAAATTTTTCAAACCTATCTGCTTTACAATCAGTAATGAATTTTGCGTGTATTGCATTTTTGCATATTCTCCAATAATGATTGTTTGGCTGTAAGTTGTTATTGTCAAATCTACCAAAGTATGGAGTGTCAGTGAACCAATATTGATGCTTTCTTAATCCTAGTTTTCTTATAAGATCAAGATTGTTGTTTACAAACCCCCAAAACATAGCATTCGGCAAAGCGTCTGTAGCTTGTTCGTTGTTTGCCATTACAACTTGTTCTGGCCAAGTTTTTTTTACTCCATTGAAAACTTCCCAGGCTTTGCTTTTTTGATTATTATATGGTGCGTAGATTGTTAGCATTTACAAACTCATTTATTTGTTTGGCCCAGTCACGATGGCCGTCCTCGTTAGGATGTTCGTCATCGGGTTTACATTGTTGTGACTTTTCTCTTGTATAATCTAGATGACTAGTGTCAGGCTTGAAAAAACGTTTTTTATCAATTTTATCAAACATAAACTGTATATCTTTATTTTTAATTGTTGCGTCTGACAAAGTATTGTAAAACACATATGGATAACCTTTATTTTGAAAAAAGTCTTGTAAATCAAGTAATGCTAATATAGATTCTACTTGTGTCATTTGATCTAGATCTGCGCCACTCTTAAAAAGGTATTTGAAAAATCTCCTTGTTTCGTCATCTCTGTTTGGATCCCAAGTTTTCCAAGTGGTTTTCATAGTAGGAAATTTATGAGCCTTATATCCATCCCCTGTTGGATAATCAAATCTATGCCCACCGCTTGATCCAATTAAGAAAAAACATTTTTTTGCTTCGTCTGGATATCTCTCACACCACGTTCTTGTGGTCCACATCAATCTTTTACTACCACGTCCACCGCCAGCGAGATTAACCTCAACATCAAGATTCATAAGTTTTGCTAACTCTAAACCACAATGTGTGTTTACATTGTCTCTTGGTCTAAAGGTCAAAAAAGAACAACCATTAATGAATATTTTGGAAACCGTCATACGATAATTATACACTAGTTATATAGGATATGCAAACAGTACAAAACATTCAGAACATTAAATATTTTACACAACAATGGGATATAGTTGACCAAACATACCAATTTACTGTAGACTGGCCAAAACATAATATTACTAATACCTATTCTAGTTTACCAACCTTTGTGTCTGATTTTAGTAATTGCAGTGTAAATTCGTTGCCTGTTTTAGTAACCGAAGATAGGAAACTAATAACCAATCATGTATGGCCATTGATATCGAGATATAGAGATAAACCACATAAAGTACACACCGTATTCAAAAAATGGGGTGAGAGCGTGGAAATCAATATGCCTCCCATTACACAACAATTTAATGGTACTTGGAAATACGTTTGGTTGCCAATTGATGAATACAGTGCGGAGAATCCATGGCACATATGGATTGATATAGTATCAAAGTTTAGATTAATTGAAAAACGTTGGAGTACAAATTTTGAAAAATATGTTTTTATACTTGCAAATAAAAGCAAATATTTTGAAAAAATTTGTAAACTATTTTTTCCTGATTTAAAATTTCTTACTGTGCCAAAAAACGAAACGTGGCGATTCCAACACTTAATTGTGCCATCCATGAGTAATTACAACGACGGAATACTTACGCCTCACATGCCAGTATGGATAAGGCATTTGGCGAACCTTGTAAAAAAGAAACACACAAGACCGCACAAAAAAATTATTATTACAAGAACAGACGCAGTGAATAGAAATATTAAAAATCAACAACATATGTTAATAGCACTTAAAGGGTGGGAGTGTGTTGAATTAGAAAAATTATCTATACAAGAACAAGTGCAAACGTTTGCTGAAGCAACTCACATTGTATCTCCACACGGTGCTGGCTTAACAAATTTGTTATGGTGTGACCCTGGCACTAAAGTAATTGAATTGACACACAAGTCATTTTTTGGCAAAAAAGTTTATCCTGTATTATCTCATCATTTAGGATTGAAACATTCTGTTTTACTTTGCGATACTGTGCCAATAAAAGGTCCTAAACCTAAAAATAAAAAGTTAAAGGATATGGTTGATCTAGAAATAGATATAACCAAGTTACTTGAAAACTTAGATTAATCTGCTAATGCAGAGAGGTCAACTTCTACAGTGGGAAATATTTTTTTAAGTTTAGGCCAAATCTTAACGTGCTTTTTATGTTTTTTACCACCAGCACAATGTAAAAAATATACTCTATCATAATCAAATCTTTCACCATTGTTTTTAAAGTTATACATTCTATTCATATCTAGTAAAGGCACATTACTATCAACAATACACCCATTCAAAAACATTCCATCATCAATGCGATTATCATCAATTTCCTTATATTTACTGATCCACGGTAACATAAATTCAGTATTAAGTTTATTAAGAAGTATTACACCAGGTTGCACAAATCTTTTACATATAGTTTCACCGGTATATCTATCTGCTGACGGATTAACTCTTTGATTAAACTTGGCACCTTCTGGCGTTGCATCTCTAAACTTTGGATAATAACAAGTTTTTAATGTTGTAGAAATTTCAGGATAGTCTTTAAAAATATTAGGTGCGTGAGGCAAAGCAATTACGTCACTGTCAACATACATAATTTGATCATATTTGTCCCACCAGCTTCGATCAATCCATAAATCAAATCTTTCCCACGTAGGATGTTTGAATCCTAATTTTGGTTCTGTAATTCTAAGATAATCTAAGTTAAATTTTTTACAGTATTCTTGAAAACTATTTCTACTATAAGTCTCCATTGGACTTGGTTTTAAATTATTAAAGCCTGGTTGTGAGTATTTTTGAATATCAATATAATATTGAATTACCAAATTTCTTGTCATCAATAATATTTATTGGTGCGTGTATAAACTTAAATATTTGCAAATGAAAATCAAACTGATTACATCTTATAAACCAGGCTGTTGGGAACAGTATGGCAAAAAAGGTATAGAGGCAATGGCCAAGCAATTTCCTGCTGAAATAGATATTGTAGTATACGCTGAGGAGCCAACACCAAAATGCAATTATAATAGAATAACATGGATTGATCTAAATCTTGCTGAACCAAACTTGACTAATTTTAAACACAAACATAAAAATGATCCTGTGGCAAATGGCAAATTAGAAGAAATTGAAGGTGGCGTGCGTAGGATACCAGAACTACAAAAACTTGGTGGTGCAGATAAAAACAAAGAATCTTTCCTATGGGACGCAGTGCGTTTTTCAAACAAAGTGTTTTGCGTTATTAATGCAGTGCGTAATTCTAAAGATTACGATTACGTGGTATGGCTTGATGCTGATACATTTACATTTCGTCCTGTACCAATAGATTTTTTTGAAAAACTCCTGCCAGCAAACACTATGGTTACATATTTAGGTAGAGAGAATCCAAAACTAAATGACGGCGGAAAATATCCAGAATGTGGCTTTGTTGGCTATAATTTAAACCATCCTGAAACACAAAACTTTATTAACGAATGGGAGTTACTTTACACACAAGATACAGTATTCAAAATACTTGAATGGCATGACAGTTACGTATTCTGGCATTTGACAAAAAAATTTAGAACTGAAAAAAATATTCAAGTCAACGATATAGGCAAATGGGTTGGTGTAAAAGGCCACCACGTATTTGTCAACAGTGAACTTGGACAGTACATTGATCATATGAAAGGCGATCGCAAAACAAAAGGAAGTAGTTCTCAAAAAGATCTAAAGACAAATATTACCAACATTGACTATTGGAAAAAAGTTCCGTATAATTAAGATAAAATGAGAAAAATTGCATTTGTAACAGGAATGACCGGACAAGACGGTCCTTATCTAGCAAAACATCTTTTAGAACATGATTACAAAGTTTATGGCTTGGTAAAAAGATACAGTAATCCTAATTTAGAAAATCTAAAATATTTAGGAATAGAAAATGATGTAGAATTAATAACAGGAGATGTAACTGACGACGCAAACATAAATCATCTTGTAAAAAGTATTAGGCCAAACGAATTTTATAATTTAGCGGCACAAAGTTTTGTTGGAGCAAGTTGGGAACTTAATAAACAAACTTCTGAAGTGAATGCCATGGGAGTTCTAAATATTTTAAATTCAATCGTTGGCCATAATCCAACAACTAAATTTTATCAAGCAAGCACGAGCGAACTATATGGCAATGCTAATGTAGATGGACTACAAGACGAAAATACGCCATTTCATCCTCGTTCACCTTATGGTATATCAAAGTTGTATGCATACTGGATGACTGTAAATTTTAGAGCTAGTTATAGTATTCACGCTTCTAATGGTGTATTGTTTAATCATGAATCTCCAATTAGGGGAAAAGAGTTTGTAACACGCAAAGTCACCGACGGTGTTGCAAAAATAAAATTAGGGCTTGCAAAAAAACTTACACTAGGTAATCTTGAAGCAAAAAGAGATTGGGGATTTGCAGGAGACTTTGTTGAAGCCATGTACAAAATGGTTCAACAAGAAAATCCAGGTGACTATGTTGTATGTACTGGAGTTCAACACACAATTCGAGAATTACTTTCATATGCTTTTGAGACGGCAGAGATATCAGACTGGGAACGTTATATAGAATCAGATCCTCGCTTTAAACGTCCAGCCGAACTTCATGCCTTACATGGATCCTATGCAAAAGCAAAAGAAACACTGGGTTGGGAACCAAAAACAGAATTCAAAGACATGATAGCATTGATGGTAAAAGAGGATATAAAGCGACTGTCAAATGATATACGTTAGTGCTACAAATAGAAAACTTACTGAAAAATATGTTGACTGGGCAGTCACTGGATTGCCAGGATCAGTCAAACTAAATCCACAAGACATTATAAAAAAGACTGATTGTAAAAAGGCTGTAATGTTTGGTGTGCTACGTGGCACACATTTAGTTTACAATTTTGCTAAAAAAAATAACATTGATTTTTTTTACATTGATAGGCCTTATTGGGGAGAAACAAGAAATCATCCTTACTATGTGAAAATAGTAAAAAACAATCATCTAAAAAACTGGGTTGAAAAAAGACCCTATGACAGATTTGAAAAATCATTTCCTTGGCCAATTAAGCCATGGAAAAAAGATGGCAAGAATATTATTGTGTGTCCACCATCAAACGCAATGAAAGAATTTTTTGGTGTACACAATTGGTTAGATGACACACTAAAAATTTTAAAAAAACATACAGATCGTCCAATTATAGTAAAAAACAAAGGATACAATCCTATTATAGGATATGATGCAAACGGGGGATATATCGTTACAGGCAAAGATAATCAAAAGCCTAGTGGTCCAATTAATTGGAATGATGCTTTTGCGATGGTAACCTATAATTCTAACATAAGTTTAGAAGCTACCACAAGAGGTATTCCTTGTTTTACTGACCCACATAATGCTTGTGCACCAATATCAGAAACTGATTTTACTAAAATTGAGTCACCTAAATACGTTGATAGAGAACCGTTATACTATTCAATGGCTTATGGTCAATTTACAGCAGAAGAAATACAAAACGGATATGCTTGGAAAATATTAGATGAAAGTTGAAATATTCAGAAGAACTGTGAAAGACAGACGTAGAGGCGCCAGTTGGGACCTACTCCAGTATATGGCCGAAGGTGTCAGAGCGTGTGGCGACGATCCTGTAATAGTCAACGAAAACTTAACAGGTGCCTGGCAAAAAGACGAAATGGAGCCTACAGCTCCAGTTGGTTGTATGTTTGGTTATGGAGGATCAAACCAAATGCATCATACCAAAGGACGTAGAAGAGACCTTGTAGAACGTGCCAAAAAAAAAGGCATCTATATTATTACATTTGATGGTGGCCTTATGAGTAGTTTTGGTAACGTACACGGTCCTAATCATCATTGGAGAGTATCCTTATATTCGCCTATGAATGATGGAAATTTTTTAAGCGACAATTCTCCCAGTGATAGATGGGAGATGATGAAATCTTTATGGAACGTAAAATACGAGCCGTGGAGAAAATCAAATCCAGAAGATCCAATTATGTTTGTTCTTCAGCCAAAAGATAATTGGAGTATGAATGAATTAGACCCAATTGATTGGTTTCATGATGTATATAAAAAATTACGTCCAATAACAAAAAGAAAATTTATAGTACGACCACATCCTAATCATGTTGTGGCAATAGAAAACAGAGTGAATGAATTTCCAAAAGATGTAGAAGTACATATTGGACAAAAATATTTTCACGGAGACGAAAAAAAATATTATAGATTTCATTTTCAGGAAGCAATTACTAATTGCCATGCTATAATTACACACAATTCAACTGCATCAACTGATTCTTGTATAAGAGGTATTCCAACATTTTGTACATCTAATCTTGCAATTTGTTGGCCTGTGGCAAACAAAGATCTAAACAAAATTGAAACACCTGATTTGCCTGATAGAACGCAATGGGTCAATGATTTAGCGTATAAATTATGGAATGAAAAAGAAATAAGAGATGGTACAGTATTCAAACGCTTCAAAGAGAAACTAAAATTATAATGACTTACATTGTAAATGACAATTGTATAATGTGTAAACACACCGACTGCGTAGAAGTTTGTCCTGTAGACTGCTTTTATGAAGGAGAAAATATGCTTGTGATTAATCCTGATGAGTGCATTGATTGCGGAGTATGTGAACCAGAATGTCCTGAGGATGCTATTTTACCTGACTCAGATCCCGAGGCGGCAAAATGGGTAGAGTTTAACGGTGAATGGTCAAAGAAATGGGAAGTGATCACAGATAAAAAAGAGCCATTACCTGACTATAAAAGTCACTCTGGAGAAGAAGGTAGATTAGAAAAATATTTTAGGAACAAATAATGTGTGGCATTTACGGAATAACAGATCACAATCCAACTTTAATACAAAACTATATTAAAACTTGTAGTCACAGAGGACCCGATGGAGAAAAGATTTGGTGGGATCCAAAACACAAATTAACACTAGGACACAACTTGCTGTCCATAATGAGCAGTCCACAGTTGTCTGTACAGCCATGGAAAACTCCAGCAGGTAATTGGCTTGTGTACAATGGAGAAATATTTAATTACTACGAGTTAAAAGAAAAATATAAAAACAAAGGCTTTGCAGGAATCACAGGATGCGATACTGAATTACTTGCTTGGGGTCTTGATAATTTTGGATATAATTTTATTGAAGAAATTGACAGTATGCATTCATTTGCATATTACAAAGAGAACGACAACGAACTTTGGATATCTAGAGACCACGCTGGCATTAAACCTTTGTACTACGCTGAAATAAAAGAAGGCTTAATCTTTGGCAGTGAAATAAAAGGCTTGCTTGACCATGTGCCTGGCTCTCGTATAATTGACCCTTTAGCATTTAGTAGTATGGCTCATGTTGGTCTAAATCCAACTGAAAATACTTTTTTTTCAAATATTAAAAAATTGTTGAGTGGCGAAACAATAGTGTATGACTTAGAAAATAAACGTATCAAAAACAAAAAAAGAAATTTAATTATCCCAACTAACAATCATAAATTTGATGATGAAGAATTCAGAATGGTTACCAGAGACAGTGTAAAACTGTGTAGCATTGGTAGACGAAAGATAGGAATATTTTTAAGCGGCGGCCTGGATAGCGGTATGATAGCTTATGAACACAGCAAACTTTACGACACAACTAACACCTACACAAATAAGATGGAACCAAATGTTATTTGGCGAGAAGATGATCACAATGATGACCATAATAAAGCACTAGACCTTGCAAAACAATTTAACTTTAATCACAAAGTGGTAACTATGACTCCACAAATTTTAACAGACACTTGGGATGATAGCATTTATTTTATGGAACAACCAGTGTATAATCCATCAATGGTTATGTATTATCATACAAACAAAATGTTAGCTGACGATGGCATTGTGGTCACATTGGCTGGAGACATGGGAGATGAGGTGCTAGGTGGTTATCCAAAGTATTGGAAATTGAGAAATAAAAATGTAAACACGTGGGACAAATTAATAGATGCGTGGATGAACAGAATAAAGCGTCCAATACAAGTGACACAGACACCTGTGAATAGAGAAGATCTAAAAAAGCATTTTGTGAAAACTTTTCCAATAGAATTATACAACGCTGAAGATATAGTTAATTCTTACATGGCATTGGATTGTGTTACACAAGTGCCTGAAGAATTTTTTATACGAAACGACACTTATGGAATGGCATTTAGTATGGAAGGACGTTTTCCTCTAGCAACTAAAAAATTTATGCAATATGCTTTGAGCATTCGCTCTTCTGAAAAAATTGGAAGGCATAAACATCAAACTAAACTATTGAGTAAAAAAGCCTACAAAGATATTTTTCCCAAACAGATAGTAAACAAACATAAAACTGGCTGGACTGTGCCAGTAAAAGGATGGATACAAGATCAGCAAGTAGCAAAAGATTACTATCACAAAAGAATTAACCAACAAGACTGTTTGAAGGACATTGTAGTACGCCAAAACGAAACAACCAAATCAGCTGTACCTGCATGGATATTACGAGATTGGGCAAATAAATTTAACATGACATTTGGAAATTAAATAGGATAAAATGAAAATCAAAGTACTAACATCTTATAAGCCAGGCACATGGAATGAGTATGCGAAAAGAGCAGTGGAGAGTGTCTTACAACATTGGCCAACTGATACAGCAGTTGCAGTATATCATGAGGAACAGCCACAAGATATTTTTGAACACGATAGGATTGAATGGTATGATATACACAAAGTTCAACCTGAACTGTTAAAATTCAAAAACAAATTCAAAAACGATCCTGTAGCAAATGGTGAGATACAAGAGATTGCAAACGGGATTCGTAGGCCTGGACCAATGCCAAGTAAAGGATCATATCAATGGAATGCAGTAAGATTTGCTAACAAAGTTTTTTGTGTTACACATGCTTTACAAAATTCTCAAGATTATGATTACGTAGTATGGCTTGACGCTGACACATATACATTTAGACAAATGCCAAAAGACTTTTTAGAACACTTGTTGCCAAAGGAGACTATGCTTACATATCTGGGTAGAGAAAATCCAGATCTTAATGACGGAGGTAGAGATCCAGAATGTGGCTTTGTTGGATATAATTTGAATCATCCTGAAATACAAAACTATAGAAATGATTGGGAAGAGATGTACATAAAAGAATCAGTGTTTAAATTGACTTGGGGATGGACAGACTGTTCTACTCTATGGCACTTGTCAAAATTATACCAAAAACAAAAAGATGTCAAAATAAACGATATAGGTTATGCTAAAAAAGTAAAAGGTAATCACGTTTTTATTAATAGCGAATTAGGTTTGTATATGGATCATTTTAAAGGCAAACGAAAACAATTAAAGAAAAGTGCAAAAAATGATTTTAGACAGCAGGTGTTAGACACTACAAAAAATTTAACAAACTTAGAATATTGGAAAAAAATTTAAACAATGAAGGTAGAAATTTGGCCGCAGTATGGTCCGTTGAATTCAAAAGAAGTATTTCAAAACTTTATCACAAGTCTACAAAACAGTGGTGAACAACTGTCTATAAACAAAAGTTCTGACGCAGATGTGGCTGTAATATGGTCAGTGTTATGGCAAGGCCGTATGAAAAATTACAAACGCATTTGGGATCATTATAGAAATTTAGGCAAGCCTATAGTTGTTTTAGAAGTTGGTGGATTAAGACGTAACAAAAGTTTTAAGATTGGCATAAATGGTGTCAATGGAAAAGCAGATTTTGCTAACCAGGATGTTGATAATACTAGATGGCCGTTGTTCAATCACAATATTAAACCATGGCGCACTGACGGAAAACATATTATAATACTTGGTCAACATCATACTTCAGAACAATGGGCAGGACTTCCTGCTATGAACAAATGGTTTGAACAACAGATACAACAAATCAGAGAACACACTGATCGCCATATACAAGTTCGTCCACACCCAAGGAATCCAATTGGCTTTGATGCTAAAAAATACCATAATGTTTCAATACAAAATCCAAAAATGGATCGCAACACAGTTGATGATACAGACTTTAAAGACATACTACATGACGCTTGGGCAGTTGTGAACCATAGTTCAAATCCTGCTATGGAAGCTGTCATACACGGAGTGCCTGTGTTTGTGTCAAAAGATAGTTTGTGTTATGAAGTTGGTAATCAATCGTTTGCAAACATTAATAATCCGTTAATGCCTGATAGACAAAACTGGGCTAATAAGTTATCATATACAGAATGGTTTCCAGAGGAAATTAAGCAAGGAACGCCATGGAAGCGAATAAAAAAACGTTTAGAGGAAAAATATTTAAATGATTAGAGGTGAAAAAATAGAAACAATTGAATGGAAACAGTATGATGGAGAAACTGTAAACACCAATCTAATTATTCGAAATGGACAAAAAATACAAGAGACAGATTACTATAAAGACAGAGTCAAAGCAGTGCCTCGGGGTAATGCTTATATTATTGGTAATGGTCCATCACGAAAGAATTTTGACCTAACTACTTTATCAGCAACAGGACAAACATATGGATGCAACGCATTGTATAGAGATTTCATTCCAGATTTTATTTTCAGTATAGATACAAAAATTACTGTTGAAATGTGCGAGAACGGAGTTGGCAAAAAAACAATTCATTATGCACCTTCACTTGAAGTTAATAGACCTTACAGTAAAAATATGCTACATTTGATTCCTTATAATCCGCATTGGATATCTGGTAATCAAGCCATGTGGACAGCTTGTGTGCATGGACATAAAAACATTTACTTAATAGGTTTTGACTTTAGGGAATATGGCAAAAATCAACTTAACAACATTTACCAAGACACTGAAAATTACGGACCTAGACAAAACGATTCAATATTCGACGGATGGTTAAAACAGTTTAGGGATCATATTAAGATGCGTCCATACTGTAATTTTACTGTTGTGCATGATAGCCCACCGGATTATTTGAATCATTTACAGACTGGAACAGATTTAGCTAACACTAAATTAATGAATTACAAAGAATTTAACGATGAAGTTGTAAACCCACAGACTTAAATTTTTCTGTGAAGGCATAAAAATTTTTGTTATGATTTGAATAGGGATCTTTAATTATAGTCATCTGATACAAATGGACCATCTCGTGTGCTAAAGTTTCTATGAAATCTTTCCAACTATCAAACTTACAGTGTAGTTCAATATAATATGTTACTGGAATATGATGAGGGATAACTCTTTGATCAAACTTGCCTTTTGGCGTTTTTCTATTATCCCAATTAGCTATACATCTGCCCCAGTCGTGATGTAATTTTTTAACTTCTATATAGACTCTTCCTAGTCTATTACCAAACAGTAAGGCATTTAATCTGCTAAACCAGTAAGCCGCTATTCTATTTGTTGGATAAAAATTACCAACATCAGCAGTTTCAGTCAGTTTTGTTTTCAACTGCCTTTTAAAAGATTTACGTTGATTTTGCTTTGTATAGTTCATTGTTGACAAATTTACCGTTTATGTTATAATATACTAATAATTATCAAAAATCAGTGGAGCATAATGCAGGCAGATTTACCAAAAACAATTAACGATGCGGTTAAAATATTAGCATATAATGATTATTTTTGGAGTGATGGTCCAAAATCACCAAATGGAAAGATCAAGCCTCACCCCAAAGATTACCAAACTGTTCATTCTTTAGCCGAAGCTCAATATCCTTGGACTGAAAAACAGGCTAAATTAGCATTGGTAATATTAAAAAGATATCTCACAAAATTTGAAGCACACGGTATGGATATAAAAAATTTATTATCAAATCCTACATATGATTCACCTTTTAGAATTATTAATGCACAAAAATCAATTGAAAAATTTAGTGACGGCGAAGTAGATAAAATAGATCTTAAATTTCCATATGATAAAAAAATTGTACAGCTGGTTAAGATGTTAAAGGATCACAGAGGTTTGCCTACCGGCTACGTGACTTATGACGGAGAATCTAAAACATGGACGTTTAAACAAACAGATGTAACAACTTATTTTTTAACCTTGATTGCTATAAGATATGATTTTAAATTTATAGACGAAACATTACTAGACGATTTTGATGAGGTTAAAAAAGAAATAATGCACTATAAACAACCAGTAGCCACATTGAAAGATTCAAAGATGTTGATCAGCAATGCCAGTGAAAGTTTACAAGACTACTGGATAAAAAACATTGAATCCTTGCCATTGATACAACAAGTGGATGCTTGTAAAAATTTAGGATTAAGCACGCGTGGTATAAAAATTAAATCTTGGTCTGGGTTAGGCGGCAAGATAGCTTGTAATCAATCAGACCGTATGTGGATAAGCAGTAAAGATTATTCAAAAAATGAACTAATGAATGCACTATTAGAATTGAACTGCTTTCCGTTGGTTATACCGGTATCTGGAGATCCTTATACTAATGCAGAAGCAAGTGAATGGCAAGAATGGTTAGATGTATTTTATAGACACGGAATTGAAAATAAAAATTTAGCTTTTGGTTTTGATATGAAAGAACCAAAAAAAATAAATGATCAAGATAATTTGTTAAAGGAAAAATGGACTGAAAAAATGGAAGAACATAAGTTCCAAACTTTATGTGAATTATGGCAAATGGCCAAACAATTTAAATTTATAGATAGTAATACAAAAATTATTTTTGTTAGAAATAGAATACCAAAAACGTTAATAAAATCTAAAGTAAAAGCAAAAGCAAGTTTGGTTTCCTTAGGGGGCGGTTATTATACATCTGGCACCAATAACTTGAAAAGATATCTTGATTCTTTACCTAAAACGTTGTATTATAATGACTATCGTCCTTCCAATTATGATTGGAGTGATAGAGTTATAATGAAACTATGAGCAGTTGTAAACTAGTAATCAAAGATCAAGTCAACGTAAAGTTTGAGAATTTAGATCTCAAATGGCGTCAACGTCTACATCAAAAATTCAAATATCAAGTACCATATGCTTTTCATTTGCCGGCAGTAAAACTAGGAAGATGGGATGGAAAAATTGCATTCTTTGGTTTAGGCGGTACAACATATCTTTACTTGGTTGATCAAATCCTTCCTATATTAGAAGATGGTGGCGTGTATGTCGAACTAGATGATCAAAGGCCAAAACAAGATTTAGAGTTTACAGCGATAGATAAAAATTATTTGAGTAATATAAAATGGCCTGACAAACATCCTAGTGCTGGCCAACCAATAGAATTACGAGACTATCAAGTGGAAACAATAAACAAGTTTATTGAAAATCCACAAAGCATACAAGAGATCGCAACTGGTGCAGGTAAGACCATTATAACTGCGGCACTGTGCCAGTTAGTCGAACCATATGGACGCACACTAACCATAGTTCCTAACAAAAGCCTAGTCACACAAACTGAGGAGGACTTTGTAGCTTGTAATTTAGATACAGGGGTGTATTATGGAGACCGTAAAGAAGTAGGAAGATATAATACAATAGCCACCTGGCAGAGTTTAAACGTGCTTGAAAAAAAAGCAAAAAACGAACATTCAACAGAATTCAAAGAATTTATAGACGGAATCAATACAGTAATAGTCGACGAGGTACACATGGCTAAAGCAGATGTATTAAAAAGAATGCTTACAGGCCCTTTTGCCAATTGCCAAATTCGATGGGGACTTACAGGCACAATACCAAAGCAAGAGTTTGAATACATGGGTATAAAAGTTTCTTTGGGTGATGTAACAAATAAAATACCTGCCAAAGAATTACAAGACAAAGGAGTGTTGGCCAACTGTAATGTAAACGTTCTACAAACAAATGACATATTAGAATTTAGAAGTTATGCCGAAGAACTAAAATGGCTAACCACAGATCCAAAACGTATGAGTTGGGTGGCACAGACAATAAAAGATATCTCAACATCGGGCAATACACTTATACTTGTTGATAGAATATCAGCAGGAGAAATACTTGAAAAGAAAATAAAAAATAGTGTATTCATAAGAGGTGCAACAAAAAACACAGAAAGGAAAGAACATTATGATGAAGTATCTACTGCTCAAACTAAAGTTATTATTGCCACATATGGAGTGGCCGCTGTTGGTATTAATATTCCTCGTATTTTCAATCTTGTACTTATAGAGCCTGGTAAAAGTTTTGTTCGAGTTATTCAATCAATTGGAAGGGGCATTCGTAAAGCCGAAGACAAAGAATCTGTAGCCATATGGGATATTACAAGCTATTGCAAGTTTGCAAGAAGACATTTGACTCAAAGAAAAAAGTTTTACAAAGAGGCCAATTATCCGTATAATATAGAAAAGATAGACACAGATTTATATGAAAATACTAACACTTGAAGATAGATCATATGCCCTGGAAAAAATACCTGAATGGGTTGATGAAAAATTAAGATTTGCTGTACTGGATAATTCAGATCCAGAAAATCCAGATTTCTTTTATATCCCATTAATTTTTTTAGAAAGTTTCAATGCACCTGCGGCAGTGTTACAAATTGGCAAACACAAAGTTAAAATGCCATTAGATTGGAAAATGCTAATTGGAGAACAGGGCCAACCTGAGATGCACGTGCTTCCAATAACAAGTTTGAACGACAGAGGGTTTGATGCATTTACGTTCAACCCATTAAGTAGTAGCAAACCTGATTTTTTCAATGTTGATATCGTAGACATCTATACAGAAGTAAAATGGTATTTCCCCAAAATTAAAACAGGACAACTACTAGCTGTGCCTTTGACTAAAGGACGTAATCCGGTGTGTGCGTACTTTGTGAAAGATATTTCAAGACAATGTGAACAAATAGATTATGGATCGGTATGGTAGACAAGAAAAGAAAATTTTTTGAATTAAGGAATGGACTAAAAGCAGTCGACTACAGAAACAAAGACTATTTTGATAGAATAGATGATCACGAAAAAAGTTTATATTCTCCATATATGTTGATGAGATATGCTTCAAGTATATCGTCCAAAGATCAATTTTACGTAGAACATTATGTTGAAATGGTCAACGAATGTGTAAACAAGCATCTGTTTACTTTGTCAAGTAAACATAAAAAACTATGTTGGATACTAACATCAATGTGTGGTGCTTTACA